TGCCCTCTTCAAGTAATGAATAAACAAAAGGTATATCTATAAAATCAGAATATATCGCTCCAACGTCCTCTCCGTTATGACAGTCGAAATCAATACAGTAAAAACCATCAGAAACTAAACCGCAAGCAATTCCAATCTTATCGGCAAAAGCAAACAATTTTTCTACATCTTCCTCTTTTACTTTTTCATATAAATAATTATGTCCTTTAGGTAGTTTTGGTGATTTATTACTATTTAAGGGCAAGGGGTTTAAACCTTCATTAAGAAGGTCATAAGCAAAATCAATCATAATTATAAGGTATTTAAGGTTAATATTTCATGTTTATTTACAAATTCAGGCATAAATGGATAATCCTCTTCAATAACATACTTTACAAGTACAGTATAAGAATCGTCTACCATTTGCTTAATCAATTCAACATACAATTCTGTTTGTAACAGATTAATGTTTTCTATTGATTTTTTTTGTTCATAGATAATTATGTTCTTATTATCAAAAACAATAACGTCAGGAATTGCAAACCTAATAAAATTCTCATAAGAATATTGATAAGCTATCACTAATTGTTTTTCAAGCCTATCATATTTTTTAGAAAGTTCTGAATAGATTAAATCTTCTCGTTTTCTTGATAGCTCTTGAGCATTTCTTGCAGTGTAAAAGAATTCTCTATTTATATCCTCTCTATGAAGTTTAATTTTGTTTAAGATTAAAAATTCATATAAGTCAGAAGCCTTTACTTTTATTGATAATGCTTTGCAAATAGCAGATAAATAATGTTTAGAAACTTGGAACTCTTCAATCTTTTTTTCTAACGTCCATTCACTATTATACTGTTGTGGCTTGTACATTTTAAAATGTTCAAAACTAACATCTCTATAATTTGTACAACCAATCATTTGGTAGGTGCTATTAATATACATTAAATCACCCATACAATTACATTTCAAAGTTGGTTTAACTCCTGATGTTATCGTTTCAACCATTCTATTGAACTTGTCAGAGTTAGTTTTAAACTTTAAGTTTTGTTCCTCTTCTTGTAAAGTAACTTTTTTAATGAACTCGTTTAATTTCTCTTCATAATATGAATTATGAACTTTAATAATTAAATCAGAAATCTTTTGAAGTTGGTCAAGTGTTGCTTTGTTTTGACTCTTTTCAATTCTTGACTTTCTAATGTCAAGGTCTTTTGGAGTTGCCCTCCTTACAAATGTAAAATTGTTCATAAAAAACAAAACCCCGAGTATCCGTGGTGGTAGTCACTTCAACTCGAGGAATTTAATAAGTTTCTTAATATAGCTACCACTACTATAATTATGGTACAAATATAAACAATCATTTTAATTAAATACACAATTATAAAAAATAATGTTAATTTATATTCATTCCAAATAAGAAAAATTAGAAATATTTTTTAATGTCATTTTTACGGTTTTTTTCGGTGTTAAAATATTGTTGTTTAGAGTGTTATAATCAAAAAGTCACTTTGTCAAGTTTTTTTCAGAAAAAAAAATAAATGTTTTACTACTACTACTAAGGGCGATGTAACTTGGATATTTTATTTTTTGTTTCAAAACACTGATAATGAAAGGATAAAAGCCGAAATAATTATTTATGTAATTTTTACTTTTTTACGAATCACAAAAAAACCGACTTGTTAGATCGGTTTAGTTGGTTAAAAAGGAGGTTGCCAGCATTCACCTACTTTGTTTTGCTTATATGGTTCTATTTCACTACTAAACATACGTTTTGTTTTTAGAAATGTACAATCGCTTATGGTTGTTATCTCAGCGGTGTAAATATTGTTTTTATACATCACAATTGAATCCTGCTTGATGTCCGTTATACGTAAACAATTGCACTGTTTTACATCTTCCTTTGCGCATCCGACCATTAGCAAAGATGCTGCTATAATTATCTTTTTCATTTTAATTTGTTTATGTGCATTTCTACTACTCTTTTTAATCCTTCTATTTCTGATTTAAATTCGTTAACTCTTTGATTATGGTTTGCTGATATTCTTGAGTTCCTTCGGTTTAAATAAGAACCACCAACTCCATTCTCATTATGTTTTAAAGCCGTATTGTTATCAATGTAACTTTGAAGATAATTAATCCTTTCGTTTATTTCGTTTATTCGTCTGTTGTTATATTCTTTAGTTGTTTCCATCAAAACTTTTTTAACATTTCAATATAGCCCTCATCCTCTGCGTATCCTATTTTTTGCAAGAACACGTAATAATCGCCTTTAACGTATCTTTTATCCTGCCAGGTCTTGTAATACTCTACGCAAGCGTCAACGCTCTTAAAACGCATTAAACGACCTTTATAGATGAATCCAAACGCATTGTTATACTCCGTGAACGCTCTACTAACTCCATTTCCTGTTTCAAGGCGGTATTGTGCGTAAACAATCTCAGGATGTTTTATCCCTTTGTCCTTGATTTGCTGTAAACTCAATTGACCGATAGATATACTGCTCATCAGGAGACAACTCGTCATAAGTAGGGGTTTTATAAATGTAATCTTCTTCATTATATGCTTCGTTTTTATGCCCAAAATATAGGCTTGTTATATACTTTTTTCCTTCCCATGTTGCGATCGCGTGTCCAACGGTTGCAACGGGTACGTTTAAATGTTTAGCGATGTCCAACTGAATCCATCCAGCTTCGAGCATGTTACGTACACGCTCGTAAATGTAATCATAGTTCGAAGGGTTTCTCACAATAGCAGTTTATTAGAATGTTTTGAAACGGTGCGTCTTGGTCGTAATCTGTAACCATGTACTCACCGGAACCGCCACACGTTGTACATTGGTTAATTTCTTTAAAGTTGTCAAACTGTTCTAATTCCATCGTTGTACAAATGCGATCGCCTATCTCATCATACACTAATCCTTCTTGTATGTAAAGACGCTCTCTAAGGTCTTCAAATGATGCGTATACACTGTCGCTGTCAAGACTTACAAATTCCACGTCAGAAGGCATAATTAACGTGTCTACCTTGAATATTTTTTTAATTAACGTCCTCATAACTTCTACCAATTAAATAACAACCTAATAAACCAAATGCAATCCATATTGCGGTGGATGTATTCCAATACTGATTTACAAATCCTACAATGATAATGCAAATCAATGCGTATAATAATTTTCTAGCGTGCTTCATGACCCATAATTTTTAAAATGAATAAATAATTTTCTCCGACAACTTTTTGCGTTTCTGTTACTAGCTCCTTTGAATAAGGAATTTTTTCGAATCTATTACCATAACCTAAAGTCTCGCGGATTTCGGCAATTTGGCTTTCAATTAATTCTGCTGTTTTCATATTATTTCGTTGTTTACTTCTTTTAATAACTCTAATGTTTTTCTGCTTCCAATTATCTCTGATACTTTACCAATAAATAACTGATGTTTTAACTTTTCTTTTTTCTCAATTTCTTTTGCTTGTTCAACTATTCGTGTAATAAAAGCATTTATATACTTTTTATCAATAGTTTCAACTAAAAAATCTACTGCTGAATTCATCTGATTATTTTCTAAAATTTCTAAGACATCCTTAATCATTGCCACTACTAACTCTCCATTCATAAAGTTTTCGCCGTATCCTTTTTTAATCATTTGTTGAATTACTTTATCTAACATTTCATTTTCCATTATCTGCAAAGTATTAAATAATTAGCTGAAACCTCCAAGTAATCTTGGTAGTATTGTTGTCTTTCTTCTTTTGATAAATTTTTATCATTCATACACTCAAATAAAGCATCCATAACTTGTTTTGCTTTGTCTTTTGCGATGTTGTTTACTACTACTTCCATTGTGTTTATGTTTTTAATTATATTACAAATTTAAACATTTATTATTAATACGCAAACTTTTAAGCAAAAAAAAAGCGATTTATTTCTAAACCGCTCCAAAACACATAGTAAAGATACTAAAATTCTTCTAATAAACAGTATGTTATTCTATTTTGATTTTTAATTAAATTTATGATCATGCTGTATTGCTCTACATTATTGCATACTTGACAACCTGCTGAATAACCACCAATGTTTTCACCTATTTTTTTTACGGATAAATCATTTGAAATGCTATGGAAGTTGATCCCGTAACCACTGCCTTTAATAGGTGTCCCGATTTCCTCGCTTTTACTGTCTTTATCTCCGTCACGGTAAACAATGAAGTTACCCACTTGCCTTAATGCAGGTTGCTTACCTTGATGTAATCCAAACTTCCAAACATCGTAATACCATTCGTTGGATTTAACAACCGCTGCACCTACCTTATTATACTTCAAATAACCACCTTCTAAGATAGGTGTACCGGGGTTAGTTGTACCTGTAACAACTTTTACAAATTGTTCACCATTGAATAAGTAAAACTTATCATCGTACTTATTTGGCGCATCCTCATTTGATCTAACACCAAGAATCCAATATCCAACAGGAATAGTTTTGAACGACTTCAACTCTTCTACTCTATCAAGTAGTTGGTCTGTTGTATAATTTCTAACGTTGCTCATCTACTGTCAATTGTGATAATACTCCTGCTACTGACCCAACTGCCACCATATAAGGTGCAATTGCTAAACCGAAAGGCGGTGCGATTAAAACCGCTCCTATACCTCCGATTGCTATTCCAACACTTTGCACTTTTTTCCAAAAGTTTGGAGTTGGTGCATTCCATCTATTTCTTAATAACTTCAAAACTTCCATCTGTAAAATTTATCATGTAATTACTTGAGTCGCTCCAAACTGTTTGAACGACTTTATTATTTATTATTTGCCCTTCGTAGAATTTACGTTTCATAAAGGAAATCCTGTTACAATTGGATTATAATCTATTTCGGGCAAAGTTAATAACCACGCATCACAAGGTATTGATTCAGCTTGTTGTAATGTACAACCGTTTACCTCTTCATTTGATATAAACCAATTGCCGTTTGCGTCTAATTGTGGGTTAAATAACTGCCCTTCGTAACCCCACATTTTACCTGTAAGGATGTTTTTTTGTTCTATTGTTAATTGTCTTACTTTCATAATTAAAAAGGATAATATTTAGTTTGTAATTCTGTTATTTCTGTTAATGTTAATTGTCTATTCCATATTAAAGTTTCATCTTGTTTATGAGAACCATAACTTGTGTTATTCCATCCACCTAAATTACATGGTTGGTTTGACTGATATGATGGGTTTACACTTGAATTACCAAATGTATATGAACCAGTTGATAAAACTCCATTGATATATATTTTAGGGTCTTGTCCAACTTGTCTTACCCAAGTAATCATATTATATGAATTTAAGGGAATACCGCCATTTGTTCTGTATAACATCTGGTTTGACCCATCTCTTAAATAAAGTGCAAATTGATTTGTTACCTCCTCATGATATGTCATCCATCCATAGCCTAATGAACCCACCACTTTGTAAGAACTTGCAATACCTCTATATCCTGTATAAGTTGATGTGTTTAACCAAACATTTACTGAAAAATCACCTGTGAAATTTAAAGAATCATTAGGTAAACTAACATAAGAATTTGTCCCGTTAAATTGAAAAGCATTACCACTTTGACCGCTTACATAAGTCAACCCACCTTGAGCAGTTCCATTATACGTACCTAATGAATCATTTGCATTGGATTCAGCTTTGTAAACTGCATATAGATTTGTTAACAATGTAGAAGGTGGCAAGCCTCCACTACTACTTATTATTCCGTAATTTGCTAATATCATTTAAGTATTGTTTAAGTTTAATTATATTTTCCTCCTTTGGTTTGTACTCTTTTTTCTTCTTCATAAATACCAATTTGTTAAATAGTTATTATGTTGTGGGTAAACATCACCATTCTCATTGGTTGTATACTCAGGAAATAAACTATTGTTCTTGCAAATGTAATCTAAAAACCTTTGAGAGTAACTTTCTGCAATACGTTTTTCTTTCTCGATTAAGTAATCAACTTCCTCCTTAGATACTATTTCACTATTCTCAGATTGGTGCTTATAAATCCCTTTATTTGAAATTGTGTAAGCACAAAAAGGCAAATATTCAACCATTGTAAAATGGATCAACATAGGCTTTAAATACGACCTTACAAGGGTTATATAGTTACCTGCAAGAGTGTTGTTGGTAATATCAGTTTTAATCTTATCGAGTAGCTTACTACCCGTGTATTGTTGTATCCAAATGTTTTGAGCAACAAGAACAAATTGAATCACCTTGTCAACATCTGTATTTGCGTTAAGTGATGTGTATTCTTGAAGGTCTTTTTTCGATATTAATAGTGCTTCTGCCATAAGTGTTTGTATGCTTTTTTATTTTTTATCCTCCAAACAATACTTGAATCTATATTATAAACTTTAGCTAATGCTCTTTGTGATAAATTAGAGTTAAAAATTTCCATTGCTTGAGTATCTGTTAACTTTGTTTTTATCAATCTTGTTCTTGTTGCGTGTATTGTGTTTTCACTTATTGTACACCACTCTAAATTTTCTACTCTATTATCTGTTTTAATACCATTCTTATGGTTTATAACAGGCTTATTGTCTATGTTTGGTATAAACGCTTCACCTACTAATCTATGTACTCTAAAATTAAATGTTTTACCATCGTTTTTTAAATTGCATTTTAAATATCCGTCTTTATCAAATCTTAAACTTTTAGCAGTTCCTTTATATTTTCTTGTAAAACCCTCTATATAATGTTTTACTACCCTATCAATGCTTCTTACATTTCCAATATTACTAACTTCATATTGTTTTTCAAATGCTTTAATTGCTTTCCAAGTTTCCATATTATCTTATTTTTTACAAAGATAATAAAATGATTACAACACGCAACCACCTTTGTAGATTATTTTCTGTAAGCTCCTTGGTTAGGCATATCAATCGGTCGTGTGTAAACTCTTTTGTCGTTTGTCGGTGCTATTTCACCTTGTTTACGTGTTTGTGATGGTGTAAACTTTTTTGCAAGTGGTGAATTAATGTCCGATTTTCTTAAATAAGTTTCTCTCACCCATTTATGGTGACAAGATTTTCCGCCCTTATATAACCAAATATCGTAGGTTGTAGCTCCTAAAGGTCCAAAACCACCAATTGTACCATCTGTGCGTGTACGTGTTTGGTTTACAATTTCATTACTCATTCTAACAATATCTTCCTTACGATAAACCTTATTAGCTTGAATCATTTTCTTACAAAACAAACGTGACTTTTCAGTTATTTCACCAACGTATCTATAACGATGTTTGAAAAGTTTACCGTCTTGTATTGATGTTGCATTTGGTCTTGCCGTACCTGTTTTCACAAGGTTTAAAAACTTAGAAAGATTTGTAGGCTCGTTTAGTTTTTCAAGCTCTGCATCCAATTCATCCTCTAACTCATAATCAACCTCTCTACTATCAACTAACACCCATTCATCTAAATCAACATCTTCACCATATTTCGCAACGTCTAACTCATCTTGTGCGCTCATTTTAACCTCTTGTACGGGCTGTGGCTCATCCCCTTGTAAAGGATTCAATGTTTTAAACTTTAGGTTAAGTGATACACCATTAAATGATAACACTTTTTTAAGCATTTCAACAATCATTTGTTGTTTTGGCTTTATAACCATGTTTTCAAATAACAACGCTCCTGTTTTCATTTCGTCAGCATTGGAACTAAAACCACTTGCAACCGATACACCAAACAATAATGGAGTAGTAACGTTGTGTGAACGTAATATCTTGAATGTAGACTCTTCGCTTAAATATTGGTAATGGTCTGGAGCATCATTTAAAGGTATTGAATCAATTGTTGTTTTGGTAGCTTCATTTTCATTAAAGGATATTACTACTTTCTTACCTTTTGAACCTGTAAGCTTACTAATTACTTGAGCTGAAATTTCATCCTTCATCTCGTCAGTTGGGGTGCCGTTGTTAAAGTTTATTATACTTGTTGGTGAAAAAGAGTTACTAACCTCATTTATAAGGTATTCAGCCATTTTTTCTTCAAGTAACGCGTAATCAATTCCACCTTGATAATCTACATTTGAAAAGTATTTCATCCCAGCAGTATATGGCGCCAAATATAAAATCTCTACTTCTTTTTTAGACGTTCCAAACGCATCGAATCTATTAGGTACATACTTCTTTGGGTCGCTCCAATTGTCAGAATAGAAATATCCTACAATGTCCCCATCTTTGTTGCATTTCTCAGGCCTTAATAATTGTATAGGTGTATGAAAAGCCCTAGTAATTGCTTTATGTCCCTTATCGTAGTGAATCTGTAAGGCACACTGCCCTAACGCGTACAAATCAAAGATAATACGTCTTAAATCGTCTTCTTTTAATATAGATAACAGTTGCGCCCATTCGTTTGGCTTCATCGCGCTATCCGTAGCCGTTAACCCTTGACCGTATATTAGTCTACAAATGTTATTAATTACAGCGTTGTTCGTTGCTGAATTACTATAACGGTCAATTAAAAATTGATAGTAGTTATTATCTTCACCATATTCTACCCACTCATTTTTATTGTTCTCAACAATTACGGGAGCTGTATAGGAAGATAGTTGTATAATGTTATTATTCATATATAATAAATTCGTTTGTTGTTACCGTTTGAGTGAAGTTTGAGCTTGGATTATTCGTACAAAATACACGCCCGTAAAATCTAATGTCGTTTGTTTTGCCTATCTTACAAACATAGGTATGTCCTTCTTTTAGCCCAAATGTAGCGGTCGCAGTATGGTAATAGTCACCAGTTGCGTATGTAGTGATATTAATCGTTGTGGTGACGTTTGTTTGTTCGTCTGTTAAGAATATCTTATCTGAGTTTCCCGAGCCTTCACGTGGCACGAAGTAAACTATTTGAGGGCTTGTGGATGTCGTTAATACTATCATGTAATAGTATAACTAAAAAAGAGTGTTTTTGTTGCAAAAAAAAAGAGGGGTGTTTTAAACCCCTCCGTGTATTAACTTGTTACAATTGTCGATGCTGCTGATAAAGGTATTGTCGAAGCCTGTCCAACTCGAAATGAATTAGTGCCATTTATTACAAATGGTGACGGTAGTAGCTCCTCGGCTTGGAAGGTCAAGGAATATCCATTAAAATCACCAAGCGCCCCACCATTGTTGATACTTCCTGCTGTTACATCACAACCTCTCAAAAGTCCAACTAAGAAAAATTGTCCTTCGTTGTTTTCAACTAAAATACGTGGTTTTGCGTATGCTAATGTTTTAACCGCGTTATGCGTTGCAATGTCCTGTTTTTTTAGTTTAATAGTCAATGTCTGACGAAAAAATGTAGTACCATTTTCACGTGAACTTACTATCTCTTGGTCATAAACATTTTCGTTAGATTTTAGTTCATATTTGTAAATAGAATTAACAAAATTCACATACCAAACGTCATCAGTGTTTACAAAAGGGGGTGTACCTGAAGGGTCGTAAAACACAATATTTCCTGATTGTAAATCTTGATTTATAAAATATACGTTTTTAAGCCCTCCAAGGCTATCCTTACAAGGCTCTGAACGTCCAAGTGTTATTAAACAAGGCATGACTAAGCAGTTGTTACTGTTGCTCCAGTGAAACAGTCAGAAACAATCGTAGCAGAACTTGTAATGTCCGTGAATGGTGCAGGTAGAGCCTCCTCCGCAACAAAAGTCAAACTGTAACCATTAAAATCACCTAAAGCCCCACCATTATTTATTGAACCTGCTGTTAAATCAGCACCTCTAAACAATCCCATAACAAAGAATTGACCGTTGTTGTTTTCCACAAGGACGTGAGGTCTTGAGTAAGCCAATAATTTGATTTCTTTGTGAGTTGTAGTATCTTGTTTTTTCAACTTAATTGTTAACGTTTGACGAAAGAAAGTTGTCCCAGCTTCACGGCTTGAAACTATTTCTTGATCAAATACATTTTCGTTTGATTTCAACTCATACTTGTACAAGTTATCCACGTTTGTTACTGCTGTTATTAGGTCATTTGAAAACGTTACATCACCAGGTACTATTTGATAGTTAATGAAGTAAACCGCTTTGAGTCCTCCGATTGCCTCTTTGCACGCTTCCGCGCGTCCTATACTTAAATTACAAGCCATAAAAATAAAGTTTAAAAAAAAAGGAGGGAATATACCCTCCCCTTAATTGGTTAATTAATTAGTTAATTAGTTAGCTGCGTTTGGAATATTGTAAGTAACAATGTCTGATACAGAATGGTAATTAACTGCCATTCCTGCACGTAATACAAATCTTACATTTTGTGAACCGTCCAATGGACTCATGTCTAAAAGCGCGATTTCATTTGTATCATTTAATAAACCACAACCGAAGAACAAATTTGAAGTCTCAGCAGCGATCGCAGTGTTAGCAGCTAATCCGTTAGCAACGAATAATGGAATACCATCGAAAGTTAAAGCACCACCGTTGTACCATTGTGTTCCTTTAGCATCAACACCTGAGTTAGAAGTAGCAGCTACTGAGAAACCACCCAAAGCTCTAATGTAAGCCTTCATAACACCTTGTGGCACGTAGATTTTTAAATCAGGTGAACCGTACAATGCAGCAGGAATTGCATCGACAATTTTACCTAATTCAGCGATTACCGTAGCAGATGCAGAAATAGCAGAAGAACCCGCAACCTCGTTAGCGGTTGGTAAAGCAGCATCCGCAGCTAACAAAGTAGCGATACCGTCAATTTGACCCGCTGTTGCGTTTGTACCTCTCCAAATAGACACCTCTACAGATGAAGCAACCTTATCAGTGATGTAAGCCAACAAGTAATCAACAAATGATTTTGCCAAAACTTTGTTTGCACTGAATCCCATCTCTTCAGCTTGCCATGTAGCCAAAAAGTCTTTTTTACACAATTGTAAATTAACTTGAAATTGCTCTAATGTCAAACTTCTTTCAGAAAGTGTTACAGTAGATGTAGCATCAAAATCACACGTAGCGTTCTTTAAAATGTCGTCTGTTCCGATTTTGAACATTGTTGTTTTGTAAGCAATGTTAGGAATGATAGTCATACCCCCATTTGCCAAAGTGTTACCGCTTAATAAAGCAGCTTTTACCCATAGCTTAGAATCTTGCCCAGCATATGAAGTTGAAATGTTAATTGTTGTAGCCATTTTTTATTTGTTTATTTGTTATTGTATACTTCTTCTAAAATCTTATCTCTTGTTGATTTACCTGTGTTTATCGCTAAATCCATATGCTCAATTGGTTTTGCGTTTTCAGGGTTGTACTGAATTGGTTTTGGCTCTTCAGTCAACTCGATTACTTCTGGAGTCATTGCAGCTAACTTAGTTTCAAGTTCAGCAATCTTTGATTCCATTTCTGCGAAGTGTTGCTCAGTGATGCTTACAACTTTTTTAGGTTGTTTAACCTCAACTTCTGGAGTCACATCCGCTTCAACTGGCATCTCTTCCTCTTCCTCAGTTTCTTTTGGCATTTCTTCGATTGAAGCAATCAATCCTTTTTCTTCAACGATTAAAACTCTACCGTCTTCAAGCTCGTACTTGCCAACTTCTAAAGGAACAGGTTCACCTTCAGGAACTACAATCATAACGCTAGCACCAGGTTCAAATGAATCGGCTTCAATTACCGTGTTACCGTCTGCTAACTTCATTTGCTCTAACTTCACCTCCATTCCTAAGAAGGTCTTGATAGTTTTCAACGCGTCTTTTATTTCTTTAGTCATATCTTTTTTCTTTAATAACTTTATTAACCTCTTTCTGTTGTAATTTGCCTTACTTCGATGGTGTGGTTTACATTACTAATTGTTTGTTGGTTAGTACTTCCAACACCTTGAGAGTTACCATCGCAACACTCTTTTGAATACGTGCCATTTTTACATTGACAGCCTTTTTTTCCTCCTTTTCTCATAACATTAATATATTACCTATTTCATTTGTAAACTCTTTAAACTCCTTAAAATCAATCTCTGTACACTTATTTTCTTTTACAAAGTCTAAACCAATGTAAGCCACAAAACTTCCTTTTTTAAAAAACGGTGCTATACATATCGACTGAATCCCTTGCCTTAATAAAGACGCTTTTGTAGTCTGCTCTTTAATGCTATTCACGTCGCAATAATTCATTCTTTCTAACATTATCTGTTGTAAGAACATTGGATATAAGCTAACGGGAATATTCTGTAAATTATGAGCTTCCGAACTAATACCATTGTTGCAAACTTCAAACGTCATTGATTGATGGTTACGGTGTGTTCCATCGTAGTACTTGATTGTGTTGTGAAATTGAAATATATAAGCCCTATCAGCATTATATTTTATCATCAATTCATTTAACATCTGTTGAATTAAAACATTGTTATTAATGTCTTTTTTCACCTCGTCAACACTTTCAATTTTTTTAACCACCACTTGAGTGACCAATGACTTGTAATAAAAAAGAATGAAAGCAAGCAGAATTATAATTAGCACTATTGTTTTCGTCTTTCTGATTTGCTCTAAAATGTACTTGATTTCATTCATAATTATATAACCTTGATTTAGGGGCTTTGTTGTAAATTAGATGTAGTTGTTTATGATAGTTTCTTGAGCTGTTATCTCGGTTGTTACATCAGCATTCAAAACCTCATTTCCTACTCTAATTATATTTAAGTAGGTGCTTTCTACATAAGTATAAGCTCCCCTTACTTCTTGATATACCTCTATCATGCCAAACAGTTTAATGTTAATTGTGAAATATCAAAACTACAAGCGTTTGATGTCGCTCCCGAAGTTCTAACCGCTTGCATCGTTATCGGTGTAGTATCACTTGGTAAATTCGTAGTTATTGACCCCTCAACTGTTACGTTGTTTTCCAAAGACGTAACCTTATAAAAAACAGTCATTGAACCAAATGGATTATAAAGTTCAAACACAAAGAAATCAGTTGCTGCACTTCCTGTCCTGTTTGCTATAAAATTAGCCCCTAAATCTATCTTTGTAGCTGTACCTGTTCCATCGTTATGGAATACTTGTAAATTAGTATCCAAAGCATCCGATCCAATACCAACTATGTTAGTCAAACTTTCAACGTGAACAGTAGACGATATTCCCAACAAAGTTGTTACCGAAGTCATTCCGTAAAATTGTCTTGCTCCTGTATTTAAGGATGTATCTGAAACACCAAACGCAACACAAAACCTCCAACCCATGCCAATGATATTAAAAGCACTTGTTGACCTGTAACCACACACACCATTTGCTGCAGGAGTTGAAACACCAATTTTTAAACGCGTCTTTTTCGTTTGTATGGAAGTTGTTGACACCGCCACTGCTGTTGCTGTACCTTGTAAAGTGCCAACCGCAATATTTTCAGAAAGTACAGTTGTTGAATTGTGTTGCGCCCTGTATCCACGTGCAATTTCTGAACTCGCTACATTCCAATAACCAGTCGAAATAAGTTTAGCGTCAATTTGATTTTCGACTGCTTGAGTTGTTGGATATTTAGTGTTGTTTAAAACCGTGAAATTTGTGGCTTTATTTGCTAATAATTCAAAATCTGCAACGTTATAAATTATTTCTGAAATCCCACTTAATGTACGCGTGTATATCTTCCCATTTGCAGTGTTCATGTAAAATTCACCAATGTACAAATCAGTGTACAACCATGTACCATCCCTATGGTCTGATGTTGCAGGAATAGTTGCAATGCCAGACCCCTTTTTAATTATAATTCTCTTTGTTATATCGCTCATAAATTATATATGTCTGAATTAATACTCGCACCAACGCCACCTATTAAGCTATAAACGTCTTCATCTGCACTTGTGCCACCAAACAAAACACCGTTATCTTCATCGCTTAAATTTGTAATCAGTATTTTTTTAGGTATGCCACTATTGAATGGCTGTATAAATAAAGAGTCACTATCCAATGCGGTAGTGACTTCTTTAAATCTTATAAATGAAGGTGTTAAATTGCCGTTAAACTCAGTCATTTTATAAAGCTAAATTACCAAATACATACGCTTCAGTTGCTGAAATAAACAGAATTGTAGCACTTGAATATTGACTGTTGATTTTTAGTTTACCGCCGTCACTTCTTAACGTTACACCTGATCCAGCAATTGTCGTTTGACCCGCTCCATATTGTGTAACCAAAACTTGTTGACCTGCTGTAAAAACTCCTGAAGGCACTGTCAAAGTGTTGGCGGTTGCCTTGTTCATTTCAATACATTCACCGTTATCAGTTGCTACAAGTGTGTAAGAATCTGTTTTACGGTCCAATATTAAATCAATTACTCTTTGTTGTGTGTACGTAGCCCAACTTGTACCATTCCATCTGTAAGTAGTGTTGTTTTTAACTGCAGTTACCAATGTCCCAACCGTTGCCGCTGAGTTCTGTAATACATACGCCCAAAATGTACCATCCCATTCAATTACACCTGCATACGTTCCACTTGCAAATAAATAACGGTCTCCAATCGTTGGTGAACCTGGCACAGCTGTTATTCTATCTAACACGGTAATTCCGTAATCAACACCAACCCCTAATTCTTTAATAGAACCGTCAACATGGTATTTTAACTTACCATCTATGTAGTGGATAGTCCCATTTTCTTTTACTATTCCACTTTCGGATGCAAGTACGTCTGGTTGCACCTTCCATGTAGCGTTGTTAATCGTTTGCGTGTTGTCAATTATTGTTACTCCCATTTTATATTGATTTTAAAAGTTCCTTAATTTCGTTTATTATATCTTCATGGCTTTCTGCTTCAAGTTGATCTAAGCCATCAAATTTCCCCTCAATACTAAAGCCCTTGAATTTACCGTCTTTAATTTGTTGCCAAACCTCTTCATTGTAAACTTTCATCTTAACAACCCAACTACCTTTAACAGCATCTAATTTATAAATGTTAGACTTGTCGTGTTTCTCGTCCTCAACTATCCAACTTTCGATTAAACTAACACCCTCAACATTGTGGTCATGGTCAACTGTAACGTTGTTATTGTAATTCTTTTTAAGATAAAGTTCTTGCACCTTTGCGATTGTTTCCTCACTAAACGAAATCGTAAACTCTTTATCCTTAATACGTCTTAAAATCTGTTTGTTAGGCACTAATGCAAGCCCCACAACCTCACGTTTTTCATCGTTGGTAACTTGTAACTCAACACTAATTTCACTTAGAAAAATAAACGTCTCTTCAATGGCAGGGCGGTCTACAAGTGAAATTGCGAAAACCCCTTGGTCATCATCTTTAATTGTTAGCTCTATGTTCTGCATATCTTTATAACTTAATTTTGATTAAAATGTTGCATTTCTTACTCTATTACGGTCTAACGCTTGCGCTGTCGACACTTCACCACTCACTACATACGCTTTAATAGGTTGTTGTTGCAACGCTCCTAACTGCATTTGTGGTTGCGCTTGTATAATGTCAAATGACGGAGTACGTGGTGCTGTTGGTGTACTTGTTGCAGTGTCTCCACCACCGCCACTGCCACTACTCTGAAACTGTGTCGCTGCAATTTTTGCGATGTTTATTCCCCCCGTTGCTCCTGCTAATGCCGCCTTAAAAAACCTTTCTCCTGGAACAATACTCGGCTCTGCTAATGCTCCTGTAACTGCGTTGGCAGTGTTCATAATTGCAAGCCCTAAATTAGCGGCTTTGCTTAATTGAAACGCTTTACGTTGTTCTGCTTCGTTACCCTGTGCGAATAAAGTTGATAGGTCTGATAACGCGCCAAACGCCTGTTGTCCCATTTGTATTTTCCTATCTCTTAAATCTTTTTCTTTATCAAGGTATTCTTGTTTATCCTTACTGTCTTTGTCTTTTGTTTCTTGGTCTGTTTTCGCTTTTTTATCCGATACATCTTTTTGAATTCTTGCTAATTCATCCGCTTGCGCCTGTTCTAAAACTAACGTACTTTCTCCATATTCCTTTGCTAATTCAATTAATCTAAAATACTTGTCATTTACACTTTGTATTTCTAATTCATCCTTTGATAGTTTTGAATCATAGTAATCACTTTCAGCTTGTTCGATTTCATTTAAATATTCATCCCTTAACCTTAAAAGATTCTGTATTCTTTTTTCTTCAATCTCTAATTCTTTCGCAGCAGTATCACTTGCAGAATCTACAACAACATTTGTTTTTTCTTTAGCTCCTTTTACAACAATATCTTTTTCTTTTCGGCTTTGCTCCGTTTGTTCAATTAATAACTCTTTGTTATTGTCTTCAATCTGTCCCTTTAAGGATTTAATTAAATCAAGTGAATCCTCTCTTTTTTTCTTGTTGATTTTTACAAGTTCATTATACTGCTCCCTTGATGAAGCCATAATACCTAAATCAACTTCACGTAAATTTTTTAATGTTTTACGAGCGGCTTCAATTTCTTCGTAAATTTTAGCATTTGTTTTTTTAGTGTTGCTTTCTCTAATTTTTACTAATTCTTCATCAGATTTACCCAATGCTCTCGCATATCTTAACCTAAATTCCAAATCTTTTTCAAGTTCTTTTCTGCTTTCTCTTATTTTAGTTTGTTGTTTTTCTAAACTTTCGTTTAATTCCTCTTGTTTTTTACGCGCGCGCCCTGTCCAATCTGACCATTCAATTATTTTCGGTAACAGAAATCCAATAGCAATAACCAAAGCTCCTATACCTGTTCCAATTATAGCCCCCTTTAATGTACTGAATGCTGCTACAACTTGATTTTTTATTACAGACCCTAATTGTTTAAAGCTATCGATTGATTCCCCTATTGATTGCAACCCCTCAGCTAAAGCCATAGCGCTCTGAACCTTGAGCAACTGTGCTTCAACTTCTTTGCTTTCAACACCAATTAAACCCAAAGCACCTTGATAGGCAGCGAACCCACTTGCAACACCACCCAACGATGAAGATAAGGCTTTGAATTTAGCATCTGGGTTAAACGCATCTGTTAATGCTTTCGCATCTTCAATTTGATCTTTTAGTTCCGCTGCTCTTTTCGCTGCATTTGCTGCCTCTTTAGATGTTACACCAAACTGCTCCGATAACTTAGCTACTTCAGCCTGTGCCTCTCTAAGCTGTGATTTAAGCGACCCTAAATTATTCTTTACCTCTAACTCAATTATTTTCTTTTCTGCCATTTGTAGCTTGTTTTAAGTATAACTCTCTTTTAGCCTGTTTGTAGCTTTCACGCACCGAGTTTGTAAGTTTATGTTTGCCCTTAGCAATGTCTATAATTTCGCTTTGACCGTAAAAATCGTTAGACTTCAATAGTTGTATAATTGTATTAAGCATCTTGGTAAATTGTTAAGTAAGGTTTAGTGTTTCTATAATAATTAAATGTTTTTGGTAATCCTGTTAAATTCTCAGGTATAGTAACCGTAACCAATTGCTCTGTAGTGTAAGTGATAAAATCAACACCATAGCCTAACATATCAGCTACTCCATTTTCAAGAAATATAGGTATCTCAACATTGCTTTCTGCAGCACTTTGAACAGGAATGTTAATATTCGCGACCGCTCTAAAATCATTGATTAAAGACAAATCTACTTCACCACTTGTTAAGTTTACTTTCATTTCATTAATCACATATCGTTTATCACGTATAATCAAACGGTCATTTAACTTTAACGATGTTAGTAATGATATAGGGAATAGTGCCTTAACGTTGGTTAGTCTGTTCTTTTTGTTAAATAAATTCTGCAAATAAGGATTGTAATATTTTGAGTATAAAGAATTATCTATTGTCACACCATTAAATGCGCTTGGCTCTGTTGAAAAATGATTTGAATAAACAGCATTGTTGTACGTTACTTGATTGCACAAGGGTCTGTATTCTGTTAGTAAACTTGTTGTGCTACCATCGTTAAAATAAAATGAAGTAGATTGGTATTGATCTAAGTAAAGTAATATAGGTTTGTTATCGTAATTATCTACAGCTGTAGACTCATTTAACAAATAAGCAACAGGCGGCTCGGTAGCATCTGTTATGTCTTCTTTTACAAAGTAAATGTTTTCAAACGGTACATCTATTTTGTAATCCCCTCCATCGTAATTAGGAAATGATTCTTTAACACTTCCAAACTCCCGAGTTGCGTTTGTTGTTTCGTTAAAATATTTTTCGTTTAAAAAACTTTCTGACTTCTCATAATCAAAAGATATTTCTTTGTATAGTTTATGTCGCTCTATTGTAATTTCGTCCGTGTCGACGTATTCAGTAACATCTACAACAGCTCCTTTTGTATACCAATCATCTAACGGCTCTACTTGAAATTTGCCTATTGATGTAGCGTAACAAGTAAGATTAAACATTTTAAATATGCCACTAACAAAATCACTAACTTTAACGTTAGGAGCGTATACGGTTGGATTTACATAAGGATTCCCAAAAGTTTTTACAAATGCAGCGGTGTTTAAATAACGCCCTGACTCAATACCATTTAAAGGGTTGTAGTCCCTTCTATATAAATTAAAATTTAAAGTAGCAGTTCCCGATAAATTAGTTCGCGCTTTAAACTCTAATTTGTTTGAACCTACTAATAAACTTGATGAAAAAACGACCTCGCTTTGTGATAATGTTGTTGTACTTATAAATTTACCGTTTAAAAAAGTGTCAACATAAACCTCGAAATTTAGGATTAAAGAAACATAATTTACTACTACAGATACACCTGAAGCGTTTGTCACATCGATATAAGTGCTGTAAATTTTATCACCAACAATACTTGCAAACGTAACATTTTCTGTAGCACTTAAAGTATTAAATGTTTTAGCGTTTTTTAACCATAAAAACAATTCTGTAAATAACTTTTGATTAAAGAAATTAGAGTCAAATGTTACGTTATACTTTGTTTGTATAGCTTCAAAAATACGCTTAACTTTCAATGCAGGAAACAACTCGTTAAATCTAATTGCACCGCTTGATGTATCTATGTCTGTATTTACTCCTACTCCATAAGTCCATTGCTTAGTGGATGAAATCAAAGGAAATTTAACATCTTGTGAGCTTGCGTTTATTAACCTTGCTTTTACAGCAAAACCACTATAAAAAAACCCGTACGAACTTAAATCTAAATCCTTTAAGCTATCATCCCCGAACGCATCTTTAAGGCTCGTTAAATCACCGTAAAACGTTATTGAATAGCTTTCAACACGTCCTTTAACAACGTTTGAACTTTCAATTGATATCTTCCCACTTCTAAATGGAATAGTACCTATCTCGATAAATGCGTTGCGCTTAATATTAGGGTTGTCATTTGCATTTACATCAGATTGATAAAAATGTTCGAATAGCCTATTATTACGTGGTGATGCAGGAATAGTAAACGACTGAGTAAAGTCAGTGTATACCTTCGCAAGGTCTTGAACGTTTTGAATCGAACTATTTATTTGTATTTCTTCATCGTTAAACAACTCTAACTTTTCATAGTTATTTGAATCCGTAATAACTTCTATGTATACGTCTACCTGTCTCATCTATACAATGCTATTAATTAAGTCATAAGCAAACTCAAACTCCAAACTATAATTTATCTGTTTAGTATTAAGCGACTTGTTTAGTTCAATTGATTTAGTTTTAAGGATCGCAGGCTTTTCATCTACCAGAACTTTTTCACTTAACATTAATTGTTTTAAGTTATCCTTAAAATCCTCCTCTACCCATCCACTATTGACCTTTATACTTTGTTTTCCGTTTTGATTGTACGTTGTTCTTTGCCCCCCTGTTAAACTGTAATTGTACGGTTGCATTAAGTTGTAATCTTTGTTTGTTACTTCAATGTTATCGTTCGATGCTTTAAAGAAAAACTCCCTTTGAAACGCTCCGTGTTTATTTATGAAGTCAACCTTAACAGGCGTGTATAAACATTCCTCAACAGGTTTAAAAGTCCATGTAGCTTGAACTGCATTTGAACTATTTATAACCTCAACTTTATATTCTTTTGTAAACTCTGAATTATAGCAACGTGGTACGTAATAAAATCCTAAAGCTAAAGATGCGCTTAAATAAACAATGCTATCGGTTACATTTGTCCATCTTATTTTATCATTTGCTGCAGCGTAAAGCATAATAAACCCAGCATTTGAACCGCTATGATAGTAATAGTTTTTTTGGTCTAACAAGTAATTTCCACCGTTATAATTAACACTATCGGCAAACTCTGAGTATCCATCCGTTGCAATATAATCAGTTGTATCTACTAATGTTTCTGTTACTCCTACAGTCTTGTATCTCTTTACCCTTACATTAAGTTTATCAACACACGTATAACTAACTGCAGCCGTTAAACTTGTAACGTTAGTATATGCAGTATGATCAAAGTATTCACGAATGTAAGGTGAAATGTCGTAGTAAGTTGTTGGCGCATTTGATGCAGGAATTGCTTTACCAAGTGTATATTGTGGTGTACCGGAGAAAGTTGTTGCACTGATAAACAATTCAATCTTTGTACTAACTTGACTTGCTTCATTAATACTAATTTTATAAGGTGATCGCGCTCTAATCATTTCGGTTGTTTAATTGAGTAGTTAAAAATCTTTTCTAAATCTATTTTTAAGTCATTGACTAATTCTTGTGGTAATCGTTTGTACGCTGCTTCAAATGGTTTAGTAAAAAACAAAGTTGGTCTTAACCCTTTAGCGTAGATTGAACGTGTTATAATCCATGCTGTAGCATCGTACGATAAGAACTTACCCGTTGACTTCTTGGTTTCGGGGTCACGCTGTCTAAATTGAAACTTACGTGCTTTAACCCATCTTTGTATTCCTTCTGTCAATCCTCCTTTAGCTCCCTTGCCACTTCCAAACTTGTAAGGTGAGTTCGGCGCTCTCGAACTTGAACGTTTACCCCTTACCCCCTTGTCTTGATAGTTACCGTACTCTTCCATTTGAAAGTTCAAGAAGTAACCTTTAGCATAAACCTTTGCTTCACCTTTTAAAGAGTTGTATAACTTTCGTGTGTTGTTATGCGATCCAAAAGGTGCGCGTCCCTTCGTTAAGTTAGTACGAGCCTGTTTAATTACCGAAGTTTTGAACCTATCCAACGCGTCTTGTAAACCCGACTCCCTTAAATCTGCTAACATATTGTCATCTCGTTTGGAGCCAACACGTCAAAGGTCATTGTCCAACCTGCAACAGCATCGGTGAATCTATCAACAAACGGTTCACAACTTGCAGTGTCGTCTAATACTTCATACCCAGCATCGTTTATATCTCCTCTTCTTACCCTCTCAAATATCCTGTTTAGTATAGTTAACGTAGTGTTTAACACATCGTCCTCGTTGTCGTTACCCTTGTAAATATCCGTTACATCGTCTTTACTAACATCAACTATACTCATCATAACCAATGAAACATTATACACCGTTGTATTCCCTCTAAATGCTACATCGTTAAATATAATGTGACAAAGTGGATACATATCTTGTTTCGCATTAGTGATTTTATCCAAACTTCCCTTCGTTACTCGATTAACCAATGGGTCCGCAAGTATAGAGTCATGCAATAATGTAGATAGGTTATAATAGTTTTTCATGTGATCGCTTTAATTGTTTAACCTCGATTCTACTTTTTTGTTGTTCAAAGGTTAAAAAAGTTAAGCACTGATGAAGCCCGAGCCCTGTAACTTCGTCAAATCTTCTAATGTCTCCTTGAGCAACGTGATAGATTGAACTATACCATCCCCATTGTTTGCTGAATTGAACATTCTCTGAATACGGGTTTTGTTCTTCATTTTCTCCAAAGAGGACAGCGTACTGCTTATTAATTCTATTCCTAAAGTCCAAAAAAAAACAGATGCAGGAAGTACAACGTCCAACGGTGCGTATTTAAGGACCTCTGAATAACTTAAATCACCCTTGTAAGGTTCTATTTCGTATTTACCTTTAACGTCTTTTACAATCGGTCTGTACATTACAGCCAGTGCTTTGTGAATGTTTTGAAAGTCTCCAATGTTAGATTCAATATCGATGTATTCCCCCCAAGATATTTCTTCAAGGTCAGGTATAAATCCAAACTCCACACCGTTCAATTTAAATCGATGTTTGAACTTTGTCTTCTCGTTAAACAATTTGTCAAAGTGTTGCACCAACTCTATTACGGTCGATGCTTTCATTTTAACAACTTCCTTTAATTCAAGACCGCAAAATATTTCAATCATTTTCTGGAATACAAACTCTTTGTCGTCTGAGTTGTTCAAAGTAAGCATATATTTCTGATACCTATCTAAACTTATTTCAGATAGGTTGGAAGGGATGTCAATTTCAATCTTCATAAATACTTTCTATTTCTACTTCATAACCTAACTTTTCAAGAATGCGCTTAAGTATTGTTTCAATGTCTTGACTATCGACTACTTGCTCTCCATTTACTTCTGTTATTGTACCGTAATCAAGACAACATCCATCAGCACATGAATTGTTATAATGTTTAATTGTTATATCTACTTTCATTTTGCTATCATTACTTTAGCTCTCACACCCTTCCAATATTTCAAAGACGCTTCAGCTTTCGCAACTTCATTATCGATTGACTCAACACATTGAAATTTCCAATTATCCCCATACTCATCTTTGTAAGCATCCACAACCTTTGCGCTGCTTTCATTAATCATTTGTCTTAAACTCTTTTTATCTGATTCCATATTTTCCTTTATTTGGGTTTGCTAACTGATAACTAACTGCATAACGTAACGCATCCAACGCGTGGTTATATTTATCTATCGGTGTTTCTGATTTCTTTTCAAGCCAACAATAGTTATTTAATTCTTTTATCAAATCTACTGAATTTTCGTCAATAATTAAGTCATAGTCTTGTAATAAACTTATTCCGTACTTAACCGAATCCGCACCCTTAATTGTAGGTACAATATTAAGCCCTTGAGACTTTAATTCATTTATCAAACGTGGCTCTGCATTATCCGCTACTATTAAGTCACGTCCTGCAAATTGCCTATTTAGTTGTGCTAATTGTGATGTGGTTAACCCTGTTTGATAAATGTGTAATCTAACATAAATAATCTTGTTAGTTTTATCAATTGACGTTTCAACAAGTGTTGAAGGGTCATTACTAAACCCATAATCCTGACCAAATACACTTCCATTATCTTTGTTGTATTCACCTATCCTCCAATTGGTAAAGATAACACCTTCTGCTTTCTCTAACCATCCTCCGAGTATGGTGTGTTTATATTTATCAGGACGTCTTTCTTTTATCGTTTTTATTTGATTTAAGAAACTTTCAGACAGATTTGATATGTTATCCTTATACGTTGTGTGAATATACGTTGTATCGCCTTTAACTGTGTTGACTCCTGCTTCAACTCCTCTACTCTCAAAAAACTTTTGATAAATGAAGTGTGTTTTAGTAGTTGGATTTAAAACAAGTATTACCCTATTCTGCATTTCTTTTGCACGAATTGAAAAATCTATCTTGTCAAATATATCCTCATCAGTCAATTCTTCAGCTTCATCTAACACAAAACAAGTAACGCCAGCTAATGATTTTAGGTTCGCAGTCTGTTGACCACTTGACGTTTTTATTCCTTTAAATAATATTTTACTGCCAGTTATTGTATTTATGATTTCATCTTTCGTTATGTGAAAATCTTGAAACCTATCAAGTATTTCAATCTTTTCTATGAATTCAGGTATGATAGATACATGAGCAGAAGTGAGAGTATACCTAGTAAATAATATCGTATGTCCTGGTTCATAAGTTAACAATAATAAAAATGCATTTACACTAAATGATTTTGAAGACCCTCTACCTCCAGTTATTACATAGTATCGAGTATCTCCATTAAATAAAGTTGTGTATTTAGGATTTAAATTAAACATATTCAAAACGCCAATCCTTTAACTTTCTAAAACTTACTGTTACTTTGTTTAGTCTGTTTGAAATCAACTCCCTATCTACTTTAAAATATTTAGACGTTTCAGATAAATTTAATAATAACTCTTCATTAGTTACAATGTTAAAACTTTTTATCTTAATTGATTTATGGTTATCAAAACCATTCATTTTTAATTTAGGCTTGATTCCTTTTCTCTTCATAGTTTCGCTCGTTTGCTTTCTAACAGAGTCAGGAATCTCTTTACCTAAATTGCCTTGTCTTATCCTCTCAATAGACTCAGCAGAATAAACTTTAATACTATCTTTTGTGTCTGTTAAAAGGCAGTTCAAACCACCATTTAAAACATCGTAAAAATCTTGATAATATCTTTCTCTTTCGTTTAATGATTCAACAATACACTCTTCTATTATTTCAAATACATGCTTGTTTACACCATGTTTTTTAAAAGAGTTATGCAACATTACTTGACCTCTTGTTTGGCTTATGCTTTTATAATTTTTAAATCTTCTCTCAATATTTATAGATTGACCTATATATACTTTGTTAGTTGGACTTGTTATCTTATAAATGCCTGTCATTTTGTAAAGTTAACAATATCTTTTATATTGAAGTCAACTCCAGTAATATTTATATCGTTCTCAACTCTTTCTTTTGGTTTACCATATGAGTATTCAATGATAATCTTTGATGCACTAATTTTATCAGCATCCTTTGACTTATCACTAACTACTATATTAGCTAGACATTGAACAGCATCTAATGAATAAGGCATCATTAAATCTCTGATTCTGTTCTCCTCATCTTTTGGTTTACGACCTGCTCCTGGTCTCGCTCCTCCTGTTCCTGCCATTGATTTTGTATTGTTTATTCAATTACCCTAAAAATGCACCTAAGTCACATTCATCATATGGTTCTTTTTTATTCAATATCTCCCCGGACAAAAGTTTTAAATCATCTCTTAACATGTCGTTATCTTTTTGCAAATTATAAACTTTTCGCCAAAGAGTTTTATTTTCAGTTTCTAAATTCTCAAGTCTTTTTACTTCTAATTCAAAAGCGTCTGTTATTGTTTTAAGTGTTTTATTGTTCATTTTATTTCGTTGTTATATTCATTAAAAACTATTCTTACTTTGCGTAACATATCGTTTAGACAACTAGCGCATGAAGTTGGTCGCTCGTTTGTTTTAAATACTCTATTGTAAACCTTTAAGAACTCTATTTGTTGACTTGGTTTAATCTTAACAGAAATTTGAGGTAATAGCTCCTCTAATAGCTTGTATTCAGGTTCTGTTAAACATTCTGGAGTTTTGTAAGGGAATAACTTGTTAAGTACTTCTTTACGTTTATCGCAGCCACAATCTTTACCTGCAATAAATTTAACAGCTTTGTCAATTCCTGTTGCTTCAGTAAACTTAGCTACTGTATCTCCAAACCCTTTTGATCTTTTTGCCATATCTTTAGTTTTCTTTTGCATTTTTTAATAGTGTGAAAAATAGAGGTCAAACTTATTTTAGTTTCCTTTTCTAATTCTCGCATACTTTTTCCGCTTCGTAAATATAATAAGAATAGTTGTTGGTCGAACCACTCCCATGTTTTTATTTGTTCTTCAACACTCTGATAGTATAACTCTATTTCATACGTTTTGTTGTTTTGGTCTTCTGATAAGTCAACCAGAAGGTCGATGTCTACTGTTGAAACATTACGCTTGCATGAGTCATAAAAAGAGTTACGCAGCATTATCCAAATGAATGACTTGGTTACTACCTGACCTTTGCCGTACTTGTAAAACCTTAGATACATATCTTGTACTATGTCTTCTGCATCTGTCTTGGCTCCGAATCGTTTAACAATTCGTACCCATTCGTCGTGGTGCTTCGCTATTTCTGTTAGATTCATGGGGTTAAAGATAACAAAAAAACCCTTACACCAATTGATGCAAGGGTTTAAAAAAACTAAATGTTGGCGTGTTACGACCGTATCGTGATATGCTAAGTTTTAGGCACTTAGATTTATGGTACTTGTCCATTAGCCATAGTAACACTTTAATCACATACCAACACTATCGTTTAATTTTAATTACTTCCATAAATCTTCTGCGTATTTAACTATAAAATCTTTTTTTAGTTTTTCGATGTCTTCAGGTCTATAAAAACTATCAGGGTGTTCTGAGTTTCTCATTCCATCAGCACGATAAAACTTAACAATACCATTAGGACATATAAATGCAATTTCTCTGTTCATTACTCTTTGATAAACGTTCCGTTTTCGGTTTTACCTTTTCGGTATTCAATAACTTTAAAGGCTCTCTTTGCACAATCTTCTAACGAGTAACCCATTTGATTTGCTAATATCACAAGTGTGATGTAAGTATCTCCAAGCGCGTCAATCGTTTCTGAAATATCTCGCTTTAGTATTGCAGATGATAACTCTCCAACCTCTTCCATGACCTTAGCTAACTGTTGAAACTTGTTGTCAGGGTTGTCTAACTTACGAGCTTTAGCCCAGTTAATTATTTCTCTTTCCATTCTTTTAAATATAAATCAATTAAAAATTTTGTTTTCTCAAGGTCTTGAACAAAGTTGCCTTTTTTTCTGCATCTTACAAGACGTTTAACTAAATCAAATTCGTATGTGTTTAAGTCGTGATCTTCTGCAAACTTGTACAAACTACCTTTCTCATTATTGTAATAACTTGGTGCGTTATCGGTAACTACTTCAAAATAGTTCTCGAAAGTATCAAATTGATGATCTTGCCCTTTGTCGTTTATTACCCAAATATAGCTCTTTGTTTGTCCGACAACTTCGTAGACTTTACCGTACGTAAAATTAGCAAAGTATTTTTCTTTACATCTTAATTTCATATTTGCTCTATACTATAAATTTCACTTGCTTTAACATAAAAAGTTTTATCTAAAAAACTTATAAATTCCACCCAACTTCCTGCATTAGATTCACTATGTATTGCCAAAACTAATTCTTCTAAACCTGCATTTGCTTTAACTCTCCTGCCTTCTACGTGACCGTAGGATATGTAATACTCATTCATAAATTATACATTTTTGATATCTCTTCGTTAATACCGTAATCAATTAGGTATCGTTTACCATTCAATTCTCCCCAATTAGCTTTGTTATAAAGGTCGCACATATCAATATCAAGCTCTTTAATTAATTCTTTTACATTTGCTATGTCGTAGTGGTCAACTGCCTTAATAGGGTCGTATCGTTTCATTCTGATTATTCCACGGTTGTAACTGTAAAGTTCACCTAATAAACCTAAGTGCTTGTACTTATCCCAAAGGTCGCGTTCTTGTAAACATTGTAAGTAGCCACGTAAACTGATGGGTACTTTAACAACATGATCATTGAAGATGAATACTACCCTTGTACTAACTTTTATCTTCATTTTAAAAAGTGTTTTATTATTTGAATCTTACTTTTTTCTATTGTTATAAACTTCCCATCTACCCTTGCAAAGATACTATTTGTTTTTAAACTTCGCTTTATATTGCACAATCTGCATACTTTTGTTTTACCTTTTTCGGCTTTGACTTGGTATTTTGAATCGTCTTTTAAAAACAAAAACAAGGGTAGATTTCGCTTGCATCTAAAACACTTTTTCATTTAACTTCCGCAGTACAAGCATTCCTCTAAATCGTCGTCATCCGCTTCAGGATTAGTTTCTATTTCGGGATTAAGTTGTTTTTTCAACTCATAAATCTTTTGTAAAATATCACCATCTTCAAACAAATCACCTGTTAAGAATGATTTTAGTTCTTCTATTTGTTCTTTAATTGTTGTCATCGTATTTGTTATAAAAGGCTTTTCTTATCATTCTGCCTACGTTTATTAATCCTTTTCTGTTCTCTCTAAACTTCCAACGGTCGACATCAAACTGCATTGCTATCATCCAACGATTCCTGTTCTTGTTGTTTCTTGAAATCATTGTATCTGCACTTTAATATTTTCTTTGAAATCGTCAATCTGCTTGATAATATTCGAGTAACTCTGAGCCATTGTCTCGTTGTTATTTTCTACAAAGGTAACAGCAAACCTTTCAACTCCTGTAATAAAAGCGTTTATAGTTTGCTTAATTTCGCGCTTGTGAAATATATTATCAGATACATCGTCTAATGAATGCAAAGCCGATTGGCAAAGCATTGTTGCGTGTGCTATGTGTTTGTAATATTCTATTGCCTGCTGGCGTTTAGCCTCAGTCAAATCGCTGAGGCTTGTTGCTTTCTTTTTCATGTTAAAATGGTTCTGTTGATTCAACTTTATTTACTCTCCACGCATCTATTGACGTAAAATACTTCCCTTGCCACTCGTTAGTCTTGAAGTTAAACAACACCTCAACTTCTTGGTCAACCTTGTTGTATTGGATAAACTTATCTACTTTGTCCGTCCCAAAGATTCCAAACTTTACTGATTGAGGGTATTGCACTTCTATTTCTGTTACTACAAACTCAATCTTTTTGTTTGCTCCTACTTCAATCATTTCTAAAATGTTGGTAATTTTTCCGTTAAATTTCATTTCGTTTTTCATCTTCTTTTATTTTATTGTTAATTCTTCATCTGTTAATGCGTGATGTAAATTTTGCAATTGGTGAACATATTTAAACTCTTTTCCAAGTCTATAATGTATATCTTCAGTTGGGCAATAGTACAAACCATCTTTGTATATACCTAAACTTAAAACTCCATTCCACCATTCTATACCATCTGATTCAAACCCAAACTTCAATAACCACTCTTCAGTTAGTGGTATTGGTTTGCAATGTTTTAATTGAACACTTGTATTCCAAACTGCATCTCTATGATAATTACCTTTAACAAGCAATTTATCTAAATATTCTACAGTTAAAATTTCATCTAAACATTGTATATGATTCCCAATTCTTAATTCACTTGCTTTCATCTTCTTTTATTTTATTGTTTGCTATTTTAAACGCCTCTTTGACGCACTCTGTCACGCTATACTTTTTCTTTTGGTACTTTAACCGCATCCTTATTTCATCGATAGGTATGTCGCTAAAGTCAACTATACTTCTTTTCATATTGTTTTTAAATAATATTCTAACTCTTCTCCTTCTAATTGCTGAATCTCAATAGTGGATTCATAATATAAATCATTCATTTTATTGCTAAGTTAATGTTTTCTACTAAACGACAACCATAAACTTCTTGTCCGCTTTCGATTGCTTTCTTAATTGCTACCTTATCTGCTGTTTCAGTTACTTTAACCGTTTTATATTGCTTTGGCAAGTCATTCACATCGAAATCAACAACTACTTGTTTAGATTTACGTGTGCTAAATTTTAAGAATCCTGCCTCATAATTTCCAAATATATTAACAGCTTGTAAGAGATTTGATTTAAGTCTTGATACCAATGTATCATTGTGCTTTTTAACCGCTTGTAATCGCTTAATTTCATCGTCTATTCTATCGTTTAAACTTTCTCTTTGTTTGATAACTTCAACGTAAGCAATAGATTTAACTTCTAACTCCGATTTATTAATGATTAACTCTTCTTCCAACTCAGGAGTCAACACACCCTCTGCCATTTCTATCCTGCCAAATAACTCCATGTATTCAGTATTAATCTTGTATAGTGATTTTTCTAACATAGCTCTAATTGTTTAGGTGTTAATTCAAATTTATCTTTTAATTTTTCCATTGTGTAAGACCCATCTTTGATTTTCTCAAGTGCAGCAGCCAAACGTTCGTCTGTTATTGTTTCTTTACGTTTGCCTGTTTGCTCGCCAGACGCATCAATGTCTTTATCGGTTACAAGCCCTAACATAGAACTCAAAGTATATCGTCTGAAGTAAGTAAATGCAGAACCCATAACCTGGTAATCATTCATCCCTTTGAGTTGTACGTTCATTGGAATATCTGCAATGCTTTCAATTGATTCACCGGTTACAACATGAAATACTATTGTTTTCATTTGATTGTTTACTATCGGTTGCGTAAAACCTAATCCATGCTTTTTCATTAATGGATTGATTACTTTGTAAATCGCTGTAAGGTCTGCATACGAGTAGCCATAACCTGCTGTGCCTTTGTGTATTGTTGGCACTTCTTGTTGAAAGTTAGCCAACGCTCTGTATAAGTTTTTCATGATACAATTAATTTAACATTGTTTTTCTTAAATATTGTCATTTCTAAATCGTATTCGACAGAATCCCAATTTATGTTTAAATGGTCAATCAATACGTCTTGTTTCATAGCTCCAAGTACAATATCATGTCTTGATGTGCTAATGTAAATGAACTTGCTAGCGTCTACCTTCCGAAGGATCAATGCTAATTTTCTGAGGTTTGTTTTCATTGTGTGTGTGTTTTAATTTATGTTACAAATATAATCATTAATAATTAATCTGCAACTATTTCTTTAAATTTTTCTAAAGTTTTTATTAAATAATATTTGAAGCCTTGGTCAATCAATTGCTTTTCAACGTATTTCTGCAATTCAGATTGGATTCCTTTTTCAGCTTTAAATTCAACAAATATTGTTTGACCGTCTTTGAATAGAATTGAATCAGACATCCCACTCATATTGCAACGTATAATTTTCAATACTATCCAACCTTTAGCTTTAGCATACTTTATACACTTACTTTGTAGTTCTTGTTCGCTCATTAGAATAGTTTTTGTTGTGCTGTATGGTTGTTAATACGTTGCATTGCTTTATCGAAATACTCTTTATCTAATTCACAAGCTGTCAAATCAAATCCGTAATCGTGACAAGCTATCGCAATACTTCCTGAGCCTAAATGCGTGTCGAGTATTTTATCGTTTTCTTTTGCGTAATTTTTTAAACAAAATTTATAAATTTCAATAGGTTTTGAAGTTGGGTGAAATGATTTTTTCTTCTCATAATTTGCTTTTGGGTTTTCAAATCCTTGAAAATTTCCACAACTTGTAAATCTTATAAATGAATGTTTAATATCTAAATTTGACCAAGCTAATTCAAAATGACCAACTGCTAATTTTTGGTTGTACTTAAATGTTTTGTCCCAACAAATCCAACCTTCAGAGTGAGGAAGGTTAAAGTAATTACCACCCCAAATAATTTGCTTTTTACTGACTCTAAATAATTCTTTAAAATATTCTTCACTTGGTTTTAAATCAATACTATCCCATTTTGCAATATCAATCCCATAAGGAGGGTCAACTATTGCTAAATCAAAATAGTTATCAGGGTAACGAGCCATAAGCTCCATGTTGTCTTCGTTAGTTATTTTTAACATATTGTTTAAGTGTAAAGTTTTTCTTTTGTGAAACTGTTTTATAAATCTTTTCGGTCAACGAATCTTTGCCAAAAATAAAAAATACATCGTTTTCTTTTCGCTCTTTAGTCGTTAGCCTGTCAATTGACTGAATGAAATTTGTTCCTGAGAAACCGAAGTTGTAAAATACTAAGCAATGAGCATTACTTAAATTGACCCCTAACGCAGAACTGTATTGTTGTCCAATGTAGTGCTTGTTCGATGTGTTAAACTCGTTTAAATCGCTTGTAGAGTTAGGGAAAACTAACTTTAATAATTCTAACTCTTCAACGTAATAGTAAAATATCGCTAACTTTTTGCCATCAAAGTAATCTTTAATAAATTCAGCTTTGCGAGTGTTAAGAATCATTGATTTGCCCGACTCAAACTTAATAGTTCCATTCTCTAATTGGTGAACTTTCTGCATTAATTTTGCTCCCGAATCTGCTAATATTACGTTTTCTTTGCCCTCAATAATTAAGTCTTTCTCTAAACGTTCAATTAAGTTTCTGCATAATGTAGGGTAATAGATCACGTGTTCTTTTACTTTTGATTCAAATCCGCTTTGTTCTTGAGTAAACTTAATAATATACGGTTGTATTACTTCGTCAATCAATGCAATTTTTGCATCTGAATAGTCGTTAATCATTGCATAGCCCATGTTTTTCTGCTTCACATTCACGAATGTTTTCGACCACTTGTAAAAATTAACGTCTTTAAATGGTGAATAAGAACTAATCCAAAACTGATGGTACATTTGAGAATAACTTTCAGATGCAGGTGTACCGCTTAAAAATATCATTGGCACACGGGAATACTTAAGTTTAAATTCTTTCACTCGTTTACTTGGCTTTGGAAACGCTCCGAACCTATGGTGTTCGTCATGGATTATTAAATCAAAGTTCCCTTCGATATTAGCTAATTGCTCATCGTTTGTAACCGTTAGATTAAACGTATACCCAAAGTTAGTATAATCACTTTCAATCGAGCTTATAGCTTTCTTTTTCGTTAAGAATAGAACGTTGTTAGCTCCGTATAGTTTAGCGGTTTCTAAAGCAGTCAAAGTTTTGCCTGTACGAACTTGCATCATTAAGTAAACTATTCGCTTTTCTTTGAGTATAATATTCGCTTTGTGCGATATCTCAGTTTGGTAATCTCTTAAAATGGGCATTCTTCTGATGGGTTTGTTAGTTCGTCAATAACTTCTATTTTTATTTTTCCAATTCCCCCACTGTACGAGCTTTCAAAATTAAAATCGTAAAACTCGCAAAATTTCTTTAGGTTCCTTGTCATTATGTTTTGTGATACGTTTCTTTTTCTTAATTCAGGGAATGAGTCAAGCAAATTATCATAAACGGTTTTTACTTTTAACCATTCGTTTTTGTCAATTGAATTAAAGAAAATCAACATTTCATCTGAAATCTCATTAACTAACTTTCTATAAGCTAAATTAAACAAAGGCATTTCAATCAATCCATTCTCTAAATATATTTGCACACATTCCATCATGTAGTTGTCAAAACGTGACCATTCTTCTTGATCCCAATCATTGAACAACTGATGACCAAACTCATGTAAAGGTGTATACTTATCATTAAAATAGCTACTCATTTCCACCTCGTATTTACGTGCTAAAAATGAAGCTGAATCTCCGTTGATAGTGTAGTTTGTTGTGATAATAATTTTAGGTGATTCTGTAACATCTAATTTTATAGAGTCTTTTCCTTTATACTCAATTGTTATTCCCTCTGTAATAACACTGAATAGATTCTCAAAATTAAAGTTTTTTCTAACGTCATCAAATACTAATACTTGGCAATCTGTCGATACATTCTGATAAGGGAATGACTTGTTAAAATCAAATGTTTTACCATCTAAAGATTGAACTTTACGCAAATGTTTTAACGCATTCCAAAATACACCTTTTCCACTCCTTCCGTTTGGATTCTCTGAAATCACCTCGTCATTAAATACTATCGCTTTATTGTTAGAATTCGTTTTGTGAGAATGTAATAAGTAGCCTATAACAGTTTGAAATGCTTTGTATTTTTGTACATTTTGCCCTGATATTTTCCAAATAAACTGTCTGTATTCTGATGGGTGGTGGTCGATAGGGAAGTAGTCTCTATTAATTACTTGGTCTCTCCATACTCCTGAATCAATCTCTGAATAGCTCATAACTGACCTGCCTTGTTTTGTTATATTTACAATGCAGTTTTGATAATAAAGAAAACAATTATCTTTTGTATCTTTTAAAGTTTTTATAGGTTTAGATTTTAACAAAGATAAATAGTCACGTTTAAAAAACTTTAAGTTTCCTGTAATCAAATTGAACACACCTTCATCACATTTATTTCGCTCTACCCAATCAATAACAAAATCCTTCATGTCTTTTTCGTAAACAATTTTTAAGAATATACCATCTTTATGTATAAAATCAAATGTACTCCCCTCGTTAGGTGAGTTTTTAAAGAAATCGTTTGACTCTAAAAAATCCTTGAATCGCTTGTTATTAAGTGAGTAGTTTCCTTTTTCTGTTGTCGACCAAAACTCTTCATTGTCGACCATGTTAAACCGCTTTCTTAAATCGTCTTTTGCTCTTTTCCAATCACCATCGTACTTTAATTCAGTAAGTATATTAAATGGGCTATATGCTTGTCTTGATTTAAATGGTTCACAAGTTGCATCTTCAGAGAAAATATAAAACATACTTTTAAAATGTCCAAATGTTGCACTAAAACCATCTTTTGCGTCTTTGTTTGGTCTTGTCCAATATTCAACATTATCTTGTTTTACCGTGCTTAATTGCCATCCTGATCTATACAATAAATCTTTTGCCTCTTCTTCAAACTCTAAATTGTATTTTCCGTCAGGTGTATCATTTTTCCATGATTCCGCCCATTTCTTATCGTTGGATGAAATCTTTGTTCTACTAACTATCTCCTTGTATCTGTTAAATGAATGAGCATAATCTTTAATCGCTAACCATTCTTTTTCAGTTTCAATTTCAGTAAGTTTTAAATATTCTACTCCTGTTAAATGAGTATATCCCTCACTTGGATAACAAGCACAATATTGACCGTTTCCACGTATTTCAATCATTACAGATTTAGTTTCCCAATATGAGAAAACATCCCCTTTTAAAACGTCTTTTGTATATCTGAAATAAACGTGAAAACCTCCTCCCATTGTTTTATAAA